ATGCGCCAGTGTCATACAGACATGCAACAAATTCATTGATCGGTATTTTGCGCGATGAAACAATTGACGGTGTATTGAGCCATTGTTGAATTGTGGCGTCATTGCCGTCACTCACGGCTTGCGCGAGCGATGGGTTTGAATTAATTAGTTCAGTGATGTTCATCGTTGCTCCAAATTCATTTACAGCCGAATAAATCGGCTGTACGCAATGCAATAATCACTACAGTTTCAACATGCCCGCTGCGCCATGACCAGCAACGCCATGCGGCAGCGCATCGCCCAACATCAGCATCGCTAAAATCGTGACGTAGGTACCCGTTGAGCCGTCGCCGCAGGTGGCGACTACGTCCAGATACCGTTTGCGCCCACGCATATCGAGGTCAAACACGAAAAAGCCGTTGTCGTTGCTGGCAGTCGGCAGCGCCGAGATGCTGCCGTCAATGTCGATAGAAGTGCCGTAAGTCAGACCGGGCACATCGGCAAAACCGGAGCCGCTGGTGTCCGATTCCTGAATTTTGAGCGCGGTCATGGCGATGTCCAAAGCGCCCAAGGCAACGATCACGCGGACATACTCGAACCCTTTGGTGTCGATTTCAGCGGTCGTGGCGCTGGCGTTGTCGATGATTGCAGCGGGCGGAGTGACGGCAAACAGTTTGAAGTTTTCAAGGTGCATGGTTATTTTCCGATGAGGGCAACGATGGGGCCGGCATTGGACGCAGTGCCCACGCCGTGACAATTGATGTCGAAACGCTCGCTGGAGATGATCTTGGTCTGCTGGTAGGAACTCAGGCTGTACGGGTCAACCATCATGGTCATGCCGCGCCGGTCGCCAAAGATGACACCCATTTTGAAATCGCCAAACAGCACCATTGCGGTGTTAATGAGGCTGGTGGTGACTTTGGGCATGGCGGGACTGGTTTGGATCGTGTAGCCAGCCCACTGGTCTGGCATCTTTGCAGATAGATCGCCTTTGGCATTGCCGCCAGCCGCGTCGGTCAGCCGTCCAAACAGCAGGTTTTGACCGGGTTTCGAAGTCAACCACGTCGGCGCAATGCCCGGCAAGTCCGGCAGTTTCGCCATGACGGAGCGCAAATCGGCAGCGTCAACGGTGGCGAAGGTGTTGTGACCGCTCGCCGCGTCAACGGCGCTGGCAAGCGACAAGATCGCCGTCCGCAAACCCACAATCCCGCCGTAAGCACTGGTGCCGTCGCCGTTAAACCAGCAGTCATCTTCTTTAATGGCGAAAGCGCGGGCGTGTTTCTCGGCGACAAAATCCGCAAGGTTGATGACGGAATCATCGGCGTAGTCGTTAGAAATGCGGGTCTCGGCGGCGACGTTTTTTGCCACCAAAGTCAGGTTGTCGAAAGTCGGATCACTGGCACTGGGCGCAGCTTCACGACCGACAAAATAGGCGGTCACATCGCCGGTATCACGCGGGACGCTGGCGGTATCGCTTTGCATTGGATGGACGTATGAAAGTTGCCGCGCCAAGCCGTATTTCTCGCGCAATGAAATGATCGGCAAGATCAATTCGTCTGGCACCACGACCGCCTGCCCAGATGACATACCCGTCAGGGCGCGTTGTCCCATGCCGTTATTCGTAGCGATTGCCAGATTGATCTGGTGGTCACGGCACCAGCGCATTGCGCCTTGATCGCCAAAGATCATCGCTCGTGCCCATTGCCCAGCACGGTACGCCGCCTGTTCTGCTTCACGGCGACCGCCGTCATACAGGCTAGGATCGAACGCCCGCAGCGAGCCGCTGTAAGGAATCTGCGCTTCGATCCGCGCAAAGGTCGGCACGGGATCGGCGCGTTGAGTGCGAATCAAATCCCGGAATTGCGACACGGTTGCGCCCAGCATGATTTGATCTTCACCAAGATCGCGTTGATTGAAATGCTTGGCGATAGTGCGGATGTGCTCTGCGTCTGGATTGATGACGGCAGGAGCGGTTGGCGGTTGTGGCGGATGCGAATGCGCAGCGCGGGTTTCCGGTAAAGGCAAGGGATCGGCGGGCAACTGTTCAGTTTCCGGTTCAAGATTCGTGCTCATGTGATTCGTCTCAGGCAGTAGTAAGGAACGCCCAACGCCCACAGCGTTGTCAGCGGGTAGGGACACAATGCTGATTTCCATTGGTTCCCAGTCAGTAATGCGGTAGGTCTCAACGCCGTCGGTTTGGGCTTCGAGAACCATTTGATAGATCGCGTAGCCAACGGACACTTTGGAGCGAATCCCGTCAGCGATGTCTTGGAGGATTTCAGTGGCTTGTTGCGATTGCGAAAAGCGGACGCGGGCGCGGCACTTTTTGTCGGAATCAAGCCGCGCTGATTCAACCACGCCGATTTGCGTGTTGGGATCGTGTTGCAGCAACAGCGGCGAGCCGTCTTGGAGCCGTTGCAAGCGCACACTCGCAAACGAATGATCCAGAATTTCATTGCCCCAAAAACGCTCTACTGGAGTTTCTGAACTAAATGACAGGTCAACAGTGCGAGCAGCGAGATCAACCGTGTCGCTGCGCAAGCGGTACTCGCGGCGTTGGATGGAGCCGATAAGGTTAGGGTTGGACATTGGGTGGGACTTCCTGCGCGGGAGGCGCGGCAACGGTGGTCGCAGCGAGATAAGGCAGCAATTCGGTGAGGGTTAAACCGGCAGCGGTGGCAACATCTTTGATCCGCGCTAATTCGTTGACGCGCTCGGTCAACACGTCATCAAAGTCGCGCCCTTTACGCGCAAGGATTTCGGTCAGCGTGGTTGCGCCAATTTCTAAATCAGCGCGGTCAGCAGCGGCTTGTTTGGTGGGATCGGGGCCGTCCCAGCGGCGCGGTTGCCAATAGATGTTGTGCCACTGGTTTTCACGTCCGGGGCGAGCAGCGAGATTGCCGAGCGCGATTTGATCGTTTGTCCACAACAGACGGATTGGTTCCGGCAATTCAGATTCAAACCAGTCCTGCATTTCTGACCAGTTGTCGCGTTCGATACCGAGAAAGAAGCGCAAACTGGTGTAATTAACGCCCTCGGCATCATTGCCGAGCGTGTTGTAGGAAACACCCATGCCAGTGGCGACGGAGCGCAAGCCCCATTTTAGGAAGTCTGGCATGGCGGAATTGGGATGCTGCGGATCAAGCAGGGTCAAGCCGTAGCCATAGGGCACAACTTCCATTGTGCCGGGATTGAAATCTTGGGCAAATTGACCGGGATCGCCCAGCGGATTGCCGTGCACATCGACCAACTGACCGCTGGGATCAGGCGGAGGTGGCGGTGGCGCCCATTCTTTCGCCTCATAAGCGGCAAACTTGGCAGCACTGGCGCGGGATGCAGTGACTTCCGCGTCCTCAGTGCCTTGGATCATGTGCAAACGCCCGGCGGGTGTGGCGAGCCACGGAACGCCGCGTGTTTGCCAGCAGAATTCCGGCATATAAAGATGGAGGATTTCCGCTGCTGGCACCCGATAGCGATCACCGCTGAGGCGATACGCTGAACTGTGCACGGGTGGTTTTCCGTATAAATGGTAGGCAACGGGGCGACTGTAAGCGTCAACCTCAACGCCCATGCGCACTTCGCGCCCTTGGTATTCGCCGTTGTATTGAATATCGACCGCTTCGGGATCAATCACTTGCAGCGCCATGCCCCAGCGATTTGCCCACGGGCGGACGATGCGTACAAACGCCTCGCCGTCACGGGCGACGGTTTCAATCAAATGGCGTTGTAAGGTTTTCCAAGTGAATTTGCCGCTGACTTCGCAGTTGCCGCGCAGTCCCCATTGCGCCCATTCGGTTTCATAGGCGTTACGCATTTTGAGGTCGGGCTTGCCGCTGGGACTGGCAGCGCGGGATTGCAGCACGAAGCCAGAAGCGCCCACCACGTTATTGCGAACAATCCGAATAAAGCCTTTGGCGTGGTCGCTGTTTTGGCACAACTCACGGGCGCGAGCGCGGATCGTTTGCAACCCGTGCCGAATATCCAGATCAATCGGACGGGAATACTGCGCCCAGTCTGCGGTGAGATTGGAATGCTTGGCGGATTCCCATTGGCGCGTTTGGTGTTTCACCGGAAGCGCACCTGTATAAAGCGCCCGCTATGTTCGCCCCGCGCAATCGCAGCGGCTTGATCTTCGGCAACAACCGCGTGGGCATATTGCTGCCGCATTTTGAACAGCGTCGGCAGATCACGGTCGATTGATTTGTCACCGTGTGACGTTTTCACCAGATCAATCTGCCCGGATGAAGCGCGGTTTTCGAGCAGCGCATCAATTGCAGCCAGCATCTTACGGGCATGGCTGCGCCCGTCATAAAAGGTGGCGGCACTGACATCGGGCAACACGCGGATCGCGCCAGAATCTAATTGGTAGCGGTCAACGCCGTCGCTGATATGGCACACCCATTCGTAGCGACCGGCAGCAAAGGCGGCAGTTTCAGTCGGGGTCAGGGTGATGAGGTGACTGGTGCCGTCAGCAGTGCCGGTGATCTGAATTTTGCCGGTCGGTGACAGCAGCGTGTAAGTCAAAACCCACAGCGGGGCGGGATACGCGGGCAAGTCGCGCCGCCAACGCCATGTGTCGCCAGCGCGGGCTGCGGTCGGTTCGAGTGTGGGTATTGTCTGCATGGAACGGACAATACGGGAAACAAATTCCCATTTTCAGAGCTAAATGGGAAAAGTTTTGGGTGTAAAAAACCCACCGAAGCGGGTTGGATGCTTAATTCTTGGGCGTTACGCCCGGCAAAAACTCAATCCCAACCGCCTTCTTTAATGCCGCATAAGTGATTGACGGCGGCATGATCGCGTCATCTGCATTGGTCACGATAAACGCCCACGCTTTGTTCAATTTCTGGTCATAAACCAGCTTAAACAGTTGCTTGGGAACCCAAACCTTGCCTGTGCCAATGGTAGCGACTGGCTTGGTGTTGATCGGTCCGGTAAACACAAACACGTCACCCGTTGCCCGCAACACATATTCCCGCACAGCGTTCTCAACCCGATCCACCCAAATCCCGCTGTTCATTGCGGGCGCTTGCGGTACGACATTAGCGAGACTGAAGGATTGGGTCATGGCGGTTGGCGTGGGCATATCTGCAGCAGGCGCGAGATGACCACGATCATAGCCGGAACCCGCGTAGTCAATTACTTTTGCGGTGTGATCCCAGAACCGCTACTGCTGACACCGCATTTAACGCAGGACTGACTGTCCCATCATCGCAATAGA